GCACGGGTGCGCCGCTATGAGCAGCCGGGTGGCAATGAGGTGGATCTGAATCCGAAACTGGCAAACCGCAATGCCGCACCGAAGGCGAAGCCAGCACGCAATGAATTCAGCGAGGAACAGCGCGATCAGTTGCTGGAGTCTTTCCGCGACTCTCTGTTCGATTATCAAAAGGTCTGGCTGCGCAACGGGCATCAGCGTACCCGTGTGATATTGAAATCGCGCCAGATCGGCGCGACATGGTATTTTGCCCGTGAAGCTCTGGCAGATGCGATGGAAACCGGGCGCAATCAAATCTTTTTATCGGCATCTAAAGCGCAGGCGCACGTCTTTAAGCAATACATCATTCAGTTTGCCAAGGATGCTGCAGGGATTGAGCTATCGGGTGACCCGATTGTGTTGCCGAACGGCGCGCATCTGTACTTTCTGGGGACGAATGCGCGCACGGCGCAGGGCTATCACGGAAATTTTTATTTCGATGAATTTTTCTGGACGCATAAATTTCAAGAGCTGAACAAGGTCGCCTCCGGCATGGCCTTGCATAAGCAATGGCGCAAGACCTATTTCTCGACGCCATCGAGCATTTCACACGAAGCTTACCCGTTCTGGACGGGCGATCTGTTCAATAAGCGGCGGCCTAAAAAAGATCAGGTCAAAATTGACGTCAGCCACTCACGCTTACAAAGCGGCTTTACCGGCGAAGACAAAATATGGCGCCAGATCGTGACCATTCTCGATGCGGAGCGCGGCGGCTGTAATTTGTTCGACATCGACGAGCTGCGTAATTACGAGTACAGCCCCGATCAGTTTGACAATCTGCTGATGTGTAATTTCATCGACGATACGGAGTCGGTGTTTCCGCTGACGGAATTGCAGAAATGCATGGTGGATGCGTGGGTGGACTGGCTGGACTACAAGCCATTTACGACGCGTCCGTATGGGGATAACCCGGTATGGATCGGCTATGACCCGGCGAATACGGGAGATAGTGCCGGGCTGGTGATTCTTGCGCCGCCGCGTACCCCCGGCGGGAAATTTCGTGTCTTAGAAAAGATTCAGTTCCGTGGCATGGATTTCGCCGCGCAAGCCGAGGCAATTCGGCAGGCGACGATTCGCTATCACGTGGGATTCATCGGTATCGATGCCACGGGAATGGGCGAAGGCGTCTATCAGTTGGTGAAGAATTTTTATCCGGCAGTAACCAAGATTAATTATGACCCAGCGGTGAAGAGCCGCATGGTGATTAAAGCCAAAGATGTGATCAGTAAAGGTCGCCTGGAATTCGACGCCGGGGCGACGGATCTGGCGCAGTCGTTTATGTCTATCAAAAAAACACTGACGGCCAGCGGCCAGCAAGTGACCTACAAAGCCGACCGCAATGAAGACACTGGCCACGCGGATCTGGCATGGGCGTGTATGCATGCGCTTGATCACGAGCCGCTGGATGGCGGCATTCAACACAGTTCATCCTTTATGGAGATTTACTCATGAAACGCAGTTCCCGCCGCAGACAGCATGCTGCGCAGCCAAGCGCTACCAATGTCACAGCCACGCAGGAAAAGCCTTCCGCCGTGGAGGCGTTCACATTTGGCGATCCGGTGCCGGTGTTGGATAAGGCCGAGATTCTGGACTATATCGAGTGCTGGTCGAATGGGCAGTATTACGAGCCACCAATCAGCTGGGATGGCTTGGCTAAGTCGTTCCGCGCCAGTGTGCATCACAGCTCTGCCATTTATGTGAAACGCAATTTGCTGGTGTCGACTTTTATTCCGCACAAGCTGTTGTCGCGTGAGGATTTTTCTAGGCATGTGCTGGATTTTTTAGTTTTCGGCAATGGCTATCTGGAGCGTATCAAGAACCGGCTGGGCAGCACTCTGCAACTGAAACCCGCGCTGGCGAAGTATATGCGCCGCCGCACCGATGATCTGAGTGCATATTTGTATGTACAGGGCTGGCGTGAACACCACGAATTCACCCCCGGCTCAATTTTTCATTTGATGGATTCGGATATCAATCAGGAGATTTACGGCTTGCCTGAATACCTGAGCGCTTTGCACAGCGCATGGCTGAACGAGGCGGCAACGCTGTTTCGGCGTAAGTATTACCAGAACGGCTCGCATGCGGGTTTTATTTTGTACATGACCGATGCTGCGCAAAATCAGACCGATGTGGATTCGCTGCGGCAGGCGCTGCGCGACAGCAAGGGACCAGGTAATTTCCGCAACGTGTTTATGTACGCGCCGAATGGTAAGAAAGATGGCATCCAGATCCTGCCGGTGTCGGAAGTGGCCGCGAAGGACGAATTCTTCAACATTAAAGGCGTGACCCGCGACGATATGCTGGCCGCGCACCGAGTGCCACCGCAACTGCTGGGCTTAGTGCCGAACAACACCGGAGGATTTGGCGCAGTAGAGCCTGCGGCACGGGTGTTTGTGCAAAACGAGCTGGAGCCGCTGCAGGCGCGATTCAGGCAGCTCAATGAATGGCTGGGCGAAGAAGTGGTTCAGTTCGGTGAATACAAATTATTGCAACAGGCAGGAGGCACACAATGAGCGATATTGCAGACGCATCTGATCAACTGATCGAAACCTTCACCACCGCTGCCATTGCCCATGCCAGACGCGATACCCACCTGCACAGCGACGGGCATTGCGCATTCTGTGATGAACCGGTGGAAATCGGGCTGCTGTTTTGTGATCGGGATTGTCGGGATGATTATGAGAAGCAGCAGCGGATAAGAATTATTTCTGGGAAATAGTCACAGAATTCCCCGCTAAATAAATACACACAAATACACAAAAAACTTGTATTTGTGTGTATTCGTGTGTATAATTACACACATCAACAACACGAAAGGAGTCGCATGAATTCAAGTGAATTGATAAAGAAGTTAGAAGAACTAGGTTGGCGTGAAGTGAGATGTAAAGGAAGTCACCATCACTTCAGAAATGAAAACAGCCCACTTCTGATAACAGTAAAACACCCTGAAAAAGATATCCCGATTGGAACACTAAGAGATATTTTAAAAAAAGCAGGACTGAAATAAAGATGGTGGCCAGACTTCAAAGTCAGTCTGGCTACCTGATTAAAGCAGTAAATTCATTTGAAATTTGAGCATCGTGCGACTCTGAACAATTTGTCATTTTAGCGACAATTTATTTATTTATTAGGAAACATTATGAACTATGCAGCAGTTATCCATAAGGATGCCGATAGTGCCTATGGCGTTATCGTGCCTGATATTCCCGGATGCTACTCATCTGGTGAAACATTTGACGAAGCTATTCAAAGTGTGAGAGAGGCGATCTATGCGCATTTAGAAATTCTTCTGGAAGATGGGCAGCAAATTGTGACGAAGCCTTCAAAAATTGAGGATTTGATCCACAATCCAGACTATAAAGACGGGATCTGGGCATTGGTCGATATCGACATGACCAAGCTGGATACGAAGCCTGAGCGTATCAATATCAGCGTGCCTAAGTTTGTGCTGAGCCGTATCGATGACTTCATCAGCGCACGACATGAAACGCGTTCAGGATTCTTAGCGAGAGCAGCGTTAAGCGCCATTGATGAGGAAACATCAGGCAAAGCTGCTATCGCCGCATAAGCCAGAACTGTCCAGCACACCAAACAAGCCCCGGTACTCCGGGGCTTTTTTCTTGTCTTCCACTTCATTACCAGGCATGAAGTGGTCACACAATCCTGTAGAGCAACAAATGTTGCTGAAAAGAAATGTTTCCATAAAAAAGTTGCTTTTTTGCAACTTTTTCCCCATTTTTTCCACTTTCACGCCCGGCGCGCAGTCATCCCCCCACCACGCCTGCGCGCTAAATAGCTCGGTTTTGACTCAAATATTCCTCCCCAGGCAAAGCTAAGCCCAGCTTTGTTGAGCGGCACACCAGTCACACACAAAAAATGACGCAGTTTGACGCAGCGAAAGGGGTGTTTTTGCATCCTAGTGAATGGCAGTGAGATTTTCATTTTTAGGTCGACCTCGGGAAAAGGGTAACCTCGGTAACTTGTTCGATTTTATTGTTCTAAGTGTTTGATTTTAAATGGGTTCAATGGTTACCTTTAAAAGGTAATCTTTGGTAACCTGAAAGGTAATTTTTTTCTAAGTCATTGATTTGATTAAGAATAGGTTTTAGAAGAAATTACTGTTTTAAAAGGTAATCAGATTACCTTTATGTTACCTAAAAGTTACCTTTTTAAAATTAATGAAAAACCTTTATAGATCAATGGGTTATGATGTATTTCTAAAATGAGGTTACCTTGGTTACCATTTTCCCGAGGCCTACTTTATTTTAGCGGCGTCGGAAAAATAGGGGAGTTTTGAGGTTATTATGATAATTAATTGCTTAGGTAAATTTTTACCAACTACTGCAATCGGCCAAGACCCGACGTTCAAGGTGATTCAATGATAGAAGTAGAACCAGTGAAGGATAGGACTTCCCAACACCGAATTCCTTCAGCATGGCGACCAGCCTTGTCTGGGATTGTGGCTGCATTTGTAAAGGGTGACTATCTACTGGCCGATGGCATAGCAGATGTACAGGCGGTTTCTCAAGAGACCGCTGAGCATATTCAGTCATATCTCCGCAAATATGGGGCGACTCTGAAATCTTTGCCCGACGATTCTTGGAATTCCTCCGTGTGCATATGGACTGGAAGCCACTGGGACTTCTTGGTGGACTTGTACACGGATGAGGAAGGGGCGAGCGATTTGGTGTTAAGCGGACACGTCACCGAGACTAATTCGGGATTTCAGATTGCGGTTCACATGGTGTATGTGCCATAGGCTCATCCCGGCCAAGAGCAGTCGTTGAGAATAATGATATGAGTACAGAAGAAATCCTTCGTCAAATTGCTGAAAATGAATATCCGAGAGCAGGCGCATTCGACGATGCTCTATTGTGCCGTGGCGGCACCCGTACTGACTTTTCGGATAATTTTGCAAGGGATGTTGCTCTGCAATATCTTAAAGGCTCATTGGACTTCGACATTGCCGATTGTGCGATTAATGCTCTATCGGCTTGGGCCCCGCTCGAAAATTTTTCGGAATGCTCCTGGGCTATCTA